GGTGTTTCGTGGCTAGGTCTTCGGGCCTGGTTGGGCGTCTCTCAGGTTCTTTGCCTGTTGGGACTGCCATCCGGTGTGGCGAGACCCGGGTGGTTAGTTGCTCTCCTTGATGGGCTTTTGGTCGATCGAGGTGTTGCGCGCCCCTTGCAAGTCCGGCTCCCTTTCGGGGCCGGCCGTGTGGACCCTTTGTGGTCCGTGTGGTGGGCTTTCCTTGTGGAGGCTCGGCTCGCTGTCGATGACCCCTTCCGGCGCTGGCGCTTGGTCCTCCTCGGTTTCCTCGCGGTTCTCTGTGTTCTTTTGGTCTCGTTTCTCGCCGCCTCGGCGGTACTGCGGCTTTCGCGGGCTTCAGCTCTAGTGCTCTCGTTGGTATTAGAGACTCCACGCGGCCTGGTCTTTGGGTGGCTGACCAGGAGTCTTCCCCGTGTTCCTGGTAACACGGTGGTGAGCAGGACGGACGGACAACCTGTTTACCAAGCCCCCACTGAGGCTGGTGGTTCCGGTGTGAATCGGAATGCGCCGGTCTCCGCGCATCTTACGTGCGTGAGGTTTCGTCGTCGGGCGCGGTGGGTCAGCCGCTGTGCTTCCCGACTTGGACTGAGGCGCGGCAGTTTGGGTTTCGTTTTGAGAGGGCGGTGGACACCAGACCTCCCCTCTCCGCGACATCCGGCTGCTGTCAATTCTGTCCTTTCTCATTTTGAGGACGGGGCAAGACTCCTTGGTGGAGGAGTCGTTCGTTGCTCTCGGTCATCCGAGGGCTCACTTCGTGAGGAGGTCGATGAGCCTTATCATCTCATCGAGCTTTCGGACGGTTCGAGGGAAGTTTGCTTCCCGGGTCTCCTATCGAAGTTATCGGCTTATGCGTTGCTCCGACAACGCGACGCTGTGCTCATCTCAGCTCTTCGCCTTAGGGCGTTGGACTGGGTTAAGCGTCAAGGTCTACCTAAAGACCTAGGCTTCATCGTTGTTGCGTCTGCGATGAGGTTAGCGTTAGAGGTTCCCTGTCAGGAGGCCGCTTTGGCGGAGACTCTTGAGGATCTCGGGCCGGGTTCACCCCGCTGGTGGCACCGGGCTTAGGCCCGTGTGTGGACCTGTGAGGGGCAGTGCGTTGGAAACACTGCCCCACCCCTGAGGGGGGATGCCTGTCTGGAGGCTCACGGGGACATGGTCGCTGACCATCACAAGCGGAAAATGCGGGTGGCATGGACGTCGGGGCTGGAGGGTACTTGGGTACCCGGCGTCCATTCCAACTGCCCTTGCAACGAGCGCGCGGCCCTTCTTTACCGCGTGTTGGGACCTTTGCCCTGGCCGGATGATCGCCCTGTGGGTCCAGTCTTCTCGAGGACGTTTCGTTCTCTGAGGATTCTGGCTGGGCGTTATTGCGGTTATAAGTGGTCCTATCTGGAAACGGC